AAACGGAACTTAGGGGTCTTAATGGCCTCGTGAGCCTTGTCGAAGATAGCAACAATATTGCTAAGGTCAACAGAAGGTGCCTCAGCACGTGCAGCCTTGTTGGTCTTTACTTTCATAAGCATAGCAATCGCAGCACCAGTCTGCTTGTCGGAGAGCGAGCCACGCTTGTTGAACTGCTCTACCAAAGAAGAAGCAAAGCCATTCCAAGAAGTCAACTCTTTTAGAGCCTCGATAAGTCCTGGATTCTGCTCATTGAAGTTAGACATATTTGCGTAAACCATATTCATAATAATTTCCTTTCTCAGTTGATATAATGATTCTATCTTATTTTAACAAAAAGGTAAACAACTTTGATCTATTTAAAAACAATGACTTGCAGCTCTTTACTTTAATAGATTATCAGGTCTGGGCATTGGTTTAGGTATTGGCTTGTCAGAATAAAACACATGTTCGCCTATTCTATTGATCTGTTGGAAGTGCCTTGCCCAGTAGGGAGATATGCTTTGGTTGTGGTAGTGAGTTGCGTTATCTCCAACCGCCCAGATATGCTCCCCTTCTTCAATCATCAGCTTGGCAATTATTTTTGATATTCTAAAAGCACGCTCGTCTTGGGGCATATCTGACTTGCCGTCACACCACCAGCTAAAGGCACAGCTCTTAGAATTGGACTGCAGGACAACCTCGCAAACTGTGTTGGGATAGCTGGGAGAAGCCACTCTGTTAAGAGTGACCTCTGCTACAGCAAATTGGCCGTGTATTGGTTGGTTCCTTGCCTCGAAATAAATATTCAAGGCAAGGCACATTATTGCTGTTTGTATCATTATGCCACCAAATCAAAATCAAAAGTGAATTGATCATCGCAGTTGCTGTCAAACTTAGGATTCTCAACTTCGTAAAAAGCATGCACAAGCCTCTTGCTCCAGTGGTGAGAAGCATCCATGGCTCTCCACTCAGGGACTTGGTTGTCGATTGTAGTCCAGTCACGGGTGTCCATTACTAGGACATGGCGAGTGATCTGGATGATGTAGACTTTGCCCTGCTCTAAATTCTCAGGGACAAATTTACTCAGCTTGCGCTTTTTCTCTAGGTGAGTCCACTTGCCTTTAATGCCAAGCTGCTTACAAGCTGTTGCGATGTTTCCTGTTGTCACACCTTTACAGTGACGCTTGCCTCTGATATTTTTCAGGGTCTGGTATGCTGGCTCATATTCTTTACCAGAAACCAACGCAACGGAAAATGGGCCGCACCACGTGATTCTTTTCTTGCCAGTCCAGTCGGTGATTTTTCTCTCCAGAGGGTTATGCTTATTCATTTTGTATTCCTTTCTCAGTGGGTTGATATTAATAAGTGAGCAAATTAATGCTCACCAGTAAATATCAATTATGCTGCCTTCCATTCTGCGATGATGTCGTCAAATTCACCAGAGTTCATATCATGGGCAAACTTAACTTCATCAATGAAAGTCTTTAGACTAATCTCGCTGAAGTCTAGGTGGCAAATATCTTTGTAAATCTCACCAGCATATTCGCTGGTACATTTTAGGATCTTTTGGATTTGCTCAATATTAAACATTTTAGTTCCTTTCTAAGTTTATAAGGAACTCTATCTTTTCCCACCAGAGAAGTAAAGAGTTTTCTTTCTCAATGAAACCAATGACTTGCTAGAGCTTACGCCACTTCTCTATATTCAACTTCCTGAAGCCTTTTCTTATTTTGCCTTTTAGAAGATACCAGTCGCCAATCTTCCCATCTTCAACTATTGGCTTGCCCAGCTTGTTATACTTGAATCTGTCTATCCCTGCGAGGATTGGGCCAGTGTCATCTTCGAACTTCATATTTAACCAGAGATTGTTGTTCTCAGCTCTGCGACCTCCTCGCTTGGCTAAGTTTACAGCCTCATTCAAGTCTCTGAGGTTCTTCTCAACTAATTTGCCGAAAACCACAAATTCTCCTGGAGTGTCGGATTCAAGCAAGTTAATGTCTGATATTGGTGTTTTTATATTATGAGCCTCTGGATTCTGTTTCATGTGGCCAAATCTCCGCTCACACTCAAATATATCGTCATATGGTGTTTCTCCCTCATCTAGGAGCTTTTCTTGCCTAGGAGTCAGGGGCTGGTGCAGATCTCTGCGATTGGCTATGTCTTCAGCCAGCTTTGGCCCAACACCTTTTATTCCGATGAGGCCACCTATAAGTTCACCATCTTGCACAGACCAGTTCAGCTTCGACTTGAATTTGTCATAAGGCTTGTATCCAAGACCTTCTCTAACAACCTCCCGCAAAAGTTTAATGCCTTGGTCTTCGTCCTTAACATTGCGCAAACATGCAGCAGCAAACTCTAAAGGAAAGCGACTTTTTAAAACACAGCACCAATAGCTGACCATCCCATAGGCAATTGCATGGCTCCGATTGAACGCCCATGATCCCATTGTGTTGATGTTCTTCCAGATCTTGATTGACTCGTCTTCTGGTATTCCTTGCTCTTCAGCACCAACCTTAAACTTTTGCCAATACTGGTCAAAGAACTCTTCGCCTAAAGATTTGCTCATTGCCTTGCGTAACTGGGAAACATCCTCCCAACTCAGCTTGCCCACATCACGAGCGATTGTCATAACCTGCTCTTGGTAAACGACGACGCCCAATGTGACTTTGGTTATCTCTTCAGCAAGGGGATGGAGATACGTTACAGGCTCTGTTCCGATCTTCCTTTGGATGTACTTAGTTGTGCCGCCTGAAGTTAATGGTCCAGGACGAGCCAGTGCTGTGATAGAGGCAATATCCTCGAAACTGCTGACTTTCATCTGCTTGGTTAAGGACTGCAAAGCATATCCTTCAAACTGGAAAATGCCTGCGGTCTTCTCATCGTTTAAGATATCAAAGGCTTGCTTGTCTTCAAGAGGGAAATTTATCAGATATTCTTTTTCCCAGCCAACTTGCTCTACAACATCATTAAGAACAGAAAGTGTCCTCAGCCCTAAAGCATCGATCTTCAAAAGGTTCAAGGCTTCAGCATCGTGCTTGTCTATTTGGGCAGCACCATTCTGGGAGCTGACAGAGCAATAGTTGCTGACAGGCTCTTCTGTTACAATTATACCAGCGGCATGGACACCTGTGTGACGAGCATGGTTCTCCATTTTCTCCGCAATCTTCATCTGCGGATACTTAGCTAGAACTTGCTTGCCTATATCTAGGTCATTGAACGTATCCATAATGCACATAGCAGAGCGAGCGTCTCCACCACTCCTTTCGATTATTGCACCTTTGAGATCATTAACTTCCCAAGCTGGTATTCCAAGCTCTTTGGCAACTTCGGTTATTGTGCTCTTGGCTTTATACCTGCTCACTGTTCCTAGGTGAGCAACCTTCTCTGCCCCATACTTATCTCTCAAGTATTGGAACACCATTTCTCTGCGGTCGTCTTGAAAGTCAATATCAATATCGGGCAAGTCAGCACGGGTGATATCGATGAATCTTTCGAACAGCAGATCGAACTTTATAGGATCAACATCCGTTATCCCTGTGAGGTAACAAACCAACGAACCAGCTGAAGATCCACGCGCTGGGCCAACAAACATATGCTTCTTTGCGTAGTTTATCATATCTGCGATAACATAGAAATAATCTTCAAACTTCTTGCTTGCGATCATTTCAATTTCTCTTTTCAAACGATCACTGTAAACAGAGTCATTCAGATCAATACCTCTTGATGGAGCCGCATCTATGCACATCTGCTCTAGGCTTTTGTCTGGGGAGAAAGATATCATCTGCGCAACAGGCAAATCAGCATTGCACATGTCTGCTATTTTATAGGTGTTTTGTATTGCCTCATCAGGAAGCCAAGGGATGCAATCTAACATTTCGTGTTCGTTCAAGAGGTGCATTGGTGAAGTGCGCTCTGTCCTATTCATACCAACAAGAACTTCATAGGCCTTCCTGTCCGAAACTTTAGGATAATAATTGTCTGAGGTGGCGACAGGCTTGAAGCCTTTCTTCTCGCAGAAGTCTAGAGCCTTCTTAGAACTCATCGGGTTGATCTCAATGTAAAGATCGTCTTTTCTGGTCAAAGGAAGAAGTCCCCACTCTGGATGGGTGCCACTCAAAATTATTACATTTTCAGAGACGTCAAACAAATCTGAATAGCTCATCCTCGGATAGTAATAGAAATTCTCCTTGGATGAGCTTCTGGTGACCATAGCATATATCTCAGAAAGTCCTGCATTGTTCTTAGCAATGAAAGCCATCATGTTTGCAGCTTGTTTGGTTCTGTCTGTTGAGTCGATAACAACAGCAATCTCAGCTCCGAATATAGCCTTCTTCCCAGCCTTCTTACAGGCCTTGCTAAAAGGCACATGCCCCCATGTTCCTGAGTCTGCGATCCCCATAGCATCTTCGCCATCATCTTGTATTATGTTAGCGATTGGGCCATAGGCTTTGCGGAAAGAATATTCGGTTCTGGTTCTGAGGTGAAGCATTACATCACCATCGCAATGATAACATAGCTCACTACAAAACCTACAAGTGCAATTGTCATTACAGTTCTCCTCTGTCTATGTACCAGTCAACAATTCTAGCTGTTGCCTCTACATCGTTTATTGATCGGTGGGCACCATCTATCTTCTCATCGAAAAGCTCTTCATAGATGTCCCCAAGCTTGCGCATCTTGCCCCAGACCTTTTGGCCTATTTCAACTGTGCAGATATGGTTTGGTGGCCAAGGGAACTTAGTCATCTTGTCCAGCCTTTCCAATTCGAACCTCAGCACCTTCCTATCAAAAGGCAAGTTGTGCGCGACAAGGTCTCTTTCCCCTAGGAAGAAGTCAGTCAGCTGTTCAATTTTAGTTATGAATGGCTTCTCGTCCTTCAACATCTCGTCTGTGATACCTGTGATCTTTATTATCTTTGGGTCGAGCAGGTGTCCTGGATTGCAGAAGAATTCTAGCCTTGCTTCTTCGCGCATCTCTCCCTTGCCGATAAGATCATCATTATACTTTATGGCACCGAACTCAATGATCCTCGGCTGAAGGTCTAAGTCTGAGCCCTCAGCCTTGGGAAGTCCTGTTGTTTCAAGATCAAATACTATCATCTTTGTTTATCCTGACAATGAATTTCAGATCCACTCCTAGTATATCCTTGGTGTCAAAAATAACATAGTTGTAAGATCTCTTGCCTGCTATAACAGGATTAGTGTGCGACTCAGTCATAACTTCCTGCGCAACTGGAATCCCACGGAACTCAAAGAAAACTCTCCACTTGATAAGGTCTTCCGCAGAACAATGCATACCTAAATGGCTGACTGTGTTTCTGCGTAATGTAAGGGAGTGGTCTCTGTCGTCAATCCAGTTGGGCCCAGAGGTATAGTCCAGGATCTCAAACTCATTGCCTGAAAACATATCATAGTTAAAAGACAGGTTGGCTTCATTAGTGCCTCGCTCTCCAAAAACATTACCACTGGCAACAACATGATCTTCAGACCATTCAGTTGCTCCGATCTCAGACAGGAGCTTTTTAGCTGCAACAGGATCTTTAGGGACGATTGCTATTTGTTCGATTGTGAATTTCATTTTAAGCTCCATATGGTAGGATGCATCCAGTCAAGTATTTGTGATGCTGTTTTGATTGAAGTAAATATCCGATGAATTCTGCTAACTGATTGGGAGGAGTTTCTTCACCTGTCAGCAATCCATTCAGTTGGTACTTTTGGGCATACTCTTTTGTCCATCCACGGGTTGCCACAACTTGCTCGTCAATGGCATCGCTCATACCTGTGCCAGACAGTTTGTTGGGGGCTATACCGAAAACAGTAATGTCGTGTTTCTTGGTGAGCTCTCTGGCTAACTGTAGAGTCATGATGTGGGCTGCAGCTTTGGAAGCATTGTAAGCCAAAGAGCAAGTCATGGGCATGTGGGCTGCATTGCTTACAATATTTACAATCGTGCCTTTATTTTTAGACAACATAGGCAAACAGGCTCTAGACATCATGTAGATGCCTTTGGCGTTTGTGTCCATTACTTTGTCCCAGTCTTCTTCTTCGAAGTCTTCCAGCCAGTTGATTACATTCACCCCAGCATTATTTATCAATATGTCGATATCTGGGATGGTGCGTTCACCTCCATCGCTATCAACAAAAGTTGGGTTGCGCACATCCCCACCACTATTAATATCGAAGCCATAAACTGTGTGGCCTTCCTTGCGAAGAGTTTCTGTGAGAGCCAAGCCCAAGCCTTTGCCAGAGCCTGTGATTAAAATTTTACTCATTTCTTTTCCTCCTTTATTAGTGATTCAACCATCGCAGCATAGACTGCTGCATCGTGGATGCTGTCTTTGTGTTGAAGCTCGCTGTTTGCGAACCTTGTTATCTTGACAATCATAAGCTCAAAAAGGTGCCAGACATTGTAATCCGAAACAGTGTTGAGCTGGATACCTTTAGGGAAAAGGCTTATCATGACCTCCCCCACAGTCTTGTAGTTGTCGCCATAAACTTTATTGCGCTCTCGGAAAGTGTCAGCCATCTCTTCTAATATTTTGGCCGCATCTTTTTCGCCTGTGGGGTGGCGTTCATTCATTTTCGTCCCTTCCTTTTTCATATGATTCTCGGAGATCTTTTTCATAGTTGGTGGCCTTGTCGAAAAGGCTTTCAAGGTCTCTTCTGATGAAAGTATTGAGGTCGAAAAGCCTTGCAATCTTTTGGCCATCGAGCTCAATATCATTGCCTCTAATTTTAAGATCCATCTTCCTCTCCTCTCATCCATTTAATGTCCTTGGCCAAGAGAAGCTTTTCACTTGTTGCTTTTTCAAGAGCTTGGGTAAGCCTTGCAATCTCAGTGCGTTGCTTTGCGATCTTACTTTTCAAAGCATCGTTCTCAAGCTGAGAATTCAAGATCCCATCAACAGTCCACTTAGCCATTAGAAGTCTCCTGGAGCGACTTGCAGGCAAGTCAAGCCTTCGCCTCTCCACATATCAACAACAGACTTTCGGTCTTCTAAAACGAACCAAACATCTTTGTAGTCTATGTGCTTTTCGAGAAGCTTCTGCTTGCAGACTGGATCAGGAGACCCGTCCCAGCTTGGCCTCATGAGCAGATCGTCGTAAGGCACATCGTTCATCTCCAGCCACTTTTCAGTATCTTTGCGACAACCTTCATCTCGAGCAGTCATGATAACAACTTTAGTTTCTTCGTCATGAAGCATTCTTATTATGTTGCAAATGTTCTCGATGGGCTTGTCGTTTATGCCTGCCTTGTTAAAAGCATCGTAATGCTTCTTCTTGTAAAGAGAGATGCGGTGGCCATAATCGGAAAGTGTCCCATCAAGGTCTGCTATGATTAAACGTATGCCCATGTTGGAGCCTCCGTGTAGTTCCACTTGGCAAAGCCTAGTTTCTCGTTGATGTAATAATCGTGATAGGCCTTAACAGTGTCGTCACCTTTATACTGATCTGGCATGCATTGGGGTGGTTCTGTGAATCTCTTGTCCAATGAAATATACAAAGGCAATTTCCTTAAAGGATCAAGGAGCTTCTCGGTGCTGTGGGTCTTTTTGTACCTGACCTCAAACTGCTCGCAAAGACTTACCAGCAGATAGAAGCTGTACAGATAATTATCAGCACACTCTCTTACCCAAACAGAACATGGGTGGTGCTGGAAGGCAGTCTTGTAAAGACCAGCTTTGTCAGCAGCCTCGTCACCATCAAGAATTCTCTGTGCTGTACAAAGAAGCTGTGCTGTTTCGAGTATCATTTTGACACAGTGCTTATCGCAATGCATCTCTGCACAGACCCGTGGGTCTGGGTCTAAGTAAAAAATATTCATTCTAGTTCCTTTCTCAATATCAGAATTGTATATTATTTCTGCAAAAATGGAAACCGCTTTTTAATTCTTTTCCATATGGTATCGATCCTTTTAGATGCTTGTTCGACCTTTTCATATTCGACTTTTACAGACGGCTTTCTTTTTTCGAGAATGTAAGTAATGGCTTGTGCCTTTACTTTTAACTCTCCAGCAATTTTATGCTTGGGCCAGTGGTCTTTCATTGAATGAACTTTGTCGACAAACTCCTGATTGTACTTTTGCTTGCGTCCCATTTTATCTCCTATGGATTAAGTGATTTGCTCATTGATGGTGCAGCCCACTCAGTTGGTGTTAAGAAAGGTTCTGCCCATGGGTGCACTCGGACAATCTCAGCAACCATCAATTTAAACACTTGCTGGTATTCACCTTGGGCACGTGGGCTCAGGCGTGATTTAGCCATCTCACTCAATGTTCGCAGATTGAACTTGGCTACGATATTGGTGTGGATGTTTGTTGGGAGGATGCCACGTGCATCTTCTGCTGGGACTAGATCTCTCAGCTTTTGATATGCGTCGGCAATATCAGTCATTGCCTTGTCATATGCCTCCAGAGCTTCTGGATTGTTCTCAATGCGGTCTGGGGTGTAATAGCTGAACCCAAACATATCAACTGTGCGCTGGGACTGCTGGGCATATGAAGCTTGGCGCGTCCTTACGAACTGGTGGGTGAACCCACGGCTGACGTCACGCACATTAAATGTGTAGTCAATGAACTCCCAAGATGAGCGGATTGTTTGGAGCATGTAATCAAGCTCTTTTTGCTTGGCGTCCTCTGGCCAAGAAGCAATCTGTTTGTAAGCATCCTCGTCATCCATTAGGCGAGTGTTCTTTGTGAACAACAGCAAGTCTACTGCGTCCGAGGTGTAATTTACCAATTCTACTTTCATTGTGTTTCTCCTTTCTGAGAGTGCATCAATCGGGTGTAACTTGAACTTGACCGAATGAAATTTTCTATATGCTGGACATCTTCTGCAACGTCGTCGAGTAAAATTTGACGCCATGTAGCAAAACGGCCAAGCGAGTATATTCCGTATTTAGTTGTCATTTCGAAAATAAACTGCTTCCTGATCTCTTCATTGATAGGCTTTATCTTGCCAAGATACTGCTCTGAGGATTTCATGTCAACAAGTTTCTTAGGCTTAATGCCAAAGTCTTCTAGAAGTACATCCATCATATGGGGGCCAATATTGGCTTCTGGCTTCCTAATGAATTCAGATATAACAATATCACCAACTAAAGATATTCTGTAGTATGGGACTGTTGGGTCTGGGTAGTATATTGTTTGATGTACTTTACAGTCTGGGGAATCAATGCGAGCCTTCTGCGTCCATATTTTCTGCGTGGGGAAGTCTGGCTTGTCTGGCCAGCCCATGATGTCCATCAGAGTTGGCATTGGGATAGTCGATATTGTAGGCACAGACCCCATATCATCTACAGCTGTCTTCGTCAGCTTCATGTCATATTGTATTTTGCAATTCTTAGACATGGTGCTTATAAGCTCCCATGGAGCTATGTACCTGTCGACAGCATCTAAGCTGTTGATAGACCTGTTCAGTATTGAGCCTGTTACTTTTTGAGAATATAAA